AGGCGTGCCTCTTGAGGCATATGCTAAACAAGTTGCTCTGGATATGAGGAAATAATCATGGCTGAAAATCGACTGAATCGTGATCTTGAAACCCGGGAAACCGCGAAACGTAAAGTGACGTGGCGACCGCCCGAGACCCTGCCCACCCCAATCGCTCAGGATGGGTATGACTTTCGTTGGGTTCGCATTAGCACGCTAGGCACGCCGGATGCTATGAATACCTCGTCCAAACTGCGGGAAGGTTATGAGCCTGTTCGGGCAGTTGATCACCCTGAAATCTTTTCGTCGCCCGCTGCTGATGAGCGATTTAAAGATAATGTGGTTATTGGCGGCTTGATGCTCTGCAAGATTCCCCACGAGTTCACTGAAGCCCGGAATGAATACTACCAAGGTCAGACCGATGCTCAGATGAAGTCAGTGGACAATAGCTTCATGCGGGAAGGTGATCCGAGAATGCCGCTTTTTGCGGATAAAAAATCTCAGGTAACCTTCGGTAAAGGTACTTAATTTTAGGAGTCTTAAATGGCTTATCCGACTGTTAATGGCCCATATGGGCTAGTGCCGGTCAACCTGATGGGCGGTATTCCGTTCTCTGGGTCTACCCGGATGATTCCGATTGCGCAAAACTACGGCACAAGCATGTTCAACGGTGACGTTGTTGGCCTGTCCGGTGGTAACGCAGTCATCACCTCTTACAACGCTAACTCGGCTTCGGCAGTTTCTGCTGGCGCTATTGTTGGTGTGTTCTTGGGCGCTCAGTACCCCGGTACTCCCCCAATCTATGGCAACCTGCAAGGCCAGTACTACCCAGCTAGTACTAACCAGCCCGGGATGATTGCTTATGTGATGGACAACCCCACCGCGCTGTACAAGGCGTGTGTTGTTACGCAAGCCCAAGGTTCGGCTAACACGCAAGCTAATACTGGCACGACGGTTGGTTACTTCAGCTCGCGCTTCCTTGGAACAAACGCCTTCCTCGTCGCCGGTAACTCCGGTAGCACGACGACTGGTAACTCGGCAATGGGCGTGTCCGGTGCTAACCCCACCGTGTCTAGCTCAGTCGCCGGAAACATCGTTCAGACGGTTGCCACTGGTTCGGGTACCTCGCCTTGCTTGCGGGTTATCCAGCTTGTTCCAGAAACAGCCGTTACGGTTAGCACCACGCTGACCAGCAGCCCATCTGCCGGAACGACCTTCACGGTCGCTTCTACTACCGGTATCCAGCCCGGAATGGAAGTTGTAGTTGGGACTACTAAAGTGACGGTTACCGGTGTTGTTACTAGCACCTCGACCATTACTGTTAGTGCAAACGTGACCGGTACGTCTGGTAACAGCGTAGCGTTTGTTGGTTACCCTGAAGTGATCGTTGGCTGGAACTTCGGTTACCACAGCTACTTGATCGCTGCTGGCGTATAAGGAGTAAATCATGGCTATTTCACGCGCCCAACTACTTAAGGAACTCCTCCCGGGGCTTAACGCTCTGTTCGGTCTGGAGTACAAGCGGTATCCCGAAGAGCACAAAGAGATTTTCGATACGGAAAACTCCGAGCGTTCTTTTGAAGAAGAAACCAAGCTCTCGGGCTTTGGTGCCGCGCCTGTTAAGAACGAAGGTCAAGCTCTCTCGTACGACAACGCACAGGAAGCATGGACCGCGCGTTACAACCACGAAACCATCGCAATGGGCTTCTCGGTTACCGAAGAAGCAATGGAAGACAACTTGTATGACAGCTTGTCTAGCCGTTACACCAAAGCATTGGCTCGTGCAATGGCGTACACCAAGCAGGTTAAAGCTGCCAACATTCTGAACAACGGTTTTAACGCTGCGTTCACGTATGGCGACGGCAAGCCCCTGTTCAGCACGGCTCACCCGCTGGTTTCTGGTGGTACCAACAGCAACACGCCTTCCACGGCTGCTGACCTGAACGAGACTTCTTTGGAGTCTGCGGTTATTCAGATCGCTGCATGGACGGACGAACGTGGTCTGCTGATCGCCGCCAAGCCTGTCAAGTTGGTCATTCCTCCTGCTCTGATGTTCGTTGCAACCCGCCTCCTTGAGACGGAACTGCGTGTCGGTACTACCGATAACGACGTGAACGCGCTGAAGAACAATGGTTCGATCCCCGGTGGTTACACTGTTAACCACTTCTTGACCGACACCAACGGCTGGTTCCTGACCACTGACGTTCCTAACGGACTGAAGCACTTTGTGCGTGTCCCGCTGGCTACGTCGCATGATGGTGACTTCGATACGGGTAACATCCGTTACAAGGCACGTGAGCGTTATTCGTTCGGCGTGTCTGACCCGCTCGGTATTTTCGGTTCACCCGGATCTAGCTGATCGGTATGAGGGAAGGGGGCCAAAAGCCCCCTATTCTTTTTTTAAAGTATGTGTTATAAATACTCATACCTAGACCACCCGACTTGCTGACTGACTAGGCAGACTTCCCTCAAGAGACAGCAAGTTTTGATTTGAGGATTTATTATGGGTTTCGCTACTCACCTCGGCCCTTGGCTACTCGGCACTGTTAAGAACACGACCGGTACGACTGCGGGTACGATTCAGAATCTGGGGTCAACTACTGTTGCTCAGACTGGGACCATGACGGTTAATACCACGACGGCTACCACATTTGCCGTTATCCCGGCTGGTGCTCAGATTACTAATATCTTCTGTGATATCACCACGGCGTTCTCTGGAACCACGGGTAATACGATCACTATTCAGACCGCTGGCGGCACTTCGTTGGCTACAGTTGGTGGTGCAACTACTACCCCTCTGGCTGTCGGTCGCGCAACGACCACGCTATCGGGCACTAACATGGCTACGCTTCTGAACGTCGGCTCTACCGATCTGATCCTTCAGGTTATTTACGCTTGTGCTGGTACAGCTAGCGGCGGCGCTGCACAAATTACCGTGCAGTACATCGTCAAAGGTTCGGACGGCGTGATGTATCCTTCTGTACAGCAGAACTAAGTAGGGGGCTGCGATGCAGCAAACTGATGTAAAAAGCACCCACCTGAATTCTTCGGGTTCGGTGTTTGCTGGACGGGCGCGTATTAAAGGGATTGCTCTTTGTGCAACAGCCAGCACGGCTGGCACCCTTGTTTTGCGCGATGGCGGTTCTGGTGGTACAAACGTGGTTGAGTTGGACATCCCATCTAACTCAAACCCCAACTCGTTTTACATGTTAATTCCGGGTGAGGGTGTTCTTTGTGCCACTAACATTTACGCTTCAATCACTGGGCTTGCTAGTGTGACGGTGTTTTATGGCTAAATCTCCTGCATGGCAAAGAGCAGAAGGAAAAGACCCCAAGGGGGGTCTGAACGCGAAGGGTCGCGCATCCGCGAAATCACAAGGGATGAACTTAAAGCCCCCCGCCCCGAAACCAAAAACGACCGAAGACGCCGGAAGAAAGAAGAGCTTTTGTGCGAGATCGGCTGGCCAAGCGAAGATGTTTCCTTCTGCCGCGAAGGACCCCGAAAGCCGTTTGAATAAGGCGAGGCGTAAATGGGCATGTTGACTTGTACCCGATGTAAAGTTGAAAAACCCGCAACGCCAGAAGCGTTCCCATTGCACAACGGAAAAAAGAACGGCCTAGATAGTTGGTGCCGTGCATGTCGGGCAACATACAGAAGTGAAAATTGTCGCGGTCGGCACAGGGATGTTATTTCTAACGAAGATTTGATTAGCTTAAAAACTACCACAACACAATGCGTAATTTGTGGTAGCGAAGAAAAACTTGTTGTGGATCACGATCACGTAACTGGGCAAGTTCGTGGTATGTTATGTAATCATTGCAACCGGGGGCTAGGTCATTTTCGTGATGATCCACTGCTGCTTGAATTTGCAGCGCAGTACCTGCTTGCAAACGCTGACGCCCCTGAGTGGAAAGAATACTTGGCAGTTAACAGGTGATGGATATGGAACACACTATCTGGAACGCTATTCTTTCGGTAGGTGTCAGCGTTGCGGGGTTTTTTATCAAGAGCATGTTTGACGAGATAAAGCGACTTCAAGTACTAGTCAATAAAACCCGCGAAGAAATTGCTAAAGAGTACGTAACCAAGTCACAGCTAGATGCAGACATCAACCGCATCTTTGACCGCCTCGACAGGCTTGAATCTAAAATCGACAGACTGGTAGAAAAGCATGCCTAGTACATCAAAGAAACAGCACAATTTCATGGAGGCTGTAGCCCACAGCCCCGCCTTTGCCAAAAAGGTTGGTGTCCCGAAGTCCGTGGGCAAGGACTTTTCAGCGGCAGATAAAGGCCGCAAATTTGGTAAAGGTGGTGATATGGCTACAAAAATGGCTAAAGGCGGCAGAATTGTCAGTAAGAAAGAACTTGAAGCATCCGGGTTTGATAACCTGCGTGACTTTCTGAATAACGAGAAAGGACTTACTCGTAAGGGTGAATCTGGACGCCGTTTGCCAACTAAGCCAGAAGGTGAGGATGCCGACATCAAAGGTCAACCGATGGGTTTCAAAGAGAAAAGCGTTTCGTTGAATCGTGTTTCGCCTACCCCCAAAAAATCTTCCGAGAACACGGAAGAATTATCCGACATGACTTATAAGCGTGGTGGAATGGCAAAACCCGTTAAGAAGTACGCTAAGGGTGGCTCGATTGATGGTATTGCCCAGCGTGGCAAAACTAAGGCTACAATGGTTAAGATGAACAAAGGCGGCAAAGCCTGTTAAGGAACTATCATGGCGCAAGCAGATATTTACACCGCTAAAATGGGTCAGCCTCCTCTGCCGGATGAGGGTCCAACGTCGCCTATGCCGCGTAAGCGTAAACGTGCTATGAACCCCAACATGCCTCCCGGGCAAGCAGATATTTATACTGCTGACAAAGGCCAGCCCCCAATGGATGACGAAGGTCCAACGACTCCGGCTATGCCCAAGAAAGGTAAACCGATGTTCTCCAAGGGCGGCTCAGTCTCTAAGCGTGCCGATGGTTGCGCCCAACGCGGTAAAACCAAGGGTCGGATGGTATGAGAGCAAGTCGGGGTATGGGGGATATCAATCCCGCCAAGAAGGTCCAGCCGAAAGTAATTAAGCGCAAGGACAACCCCGACTCTGTTGACTTATATGCTAAGGGTGGCGGGGTAAATGCTGCTGGTAATTACACTAAACCCAGTCTGCGTAAACGGATTGTGTCTCAGGTAAAAGCTGCTGCTACTCAAGGCACAGGTGCAGGTCAATGGTCCGCGAGAAAAGCCCAGCTTGTAGCTAAGAAGTACAAAGCAGCAGGTGGGGGGTATCGAGATTGAAGCCTCCACAGCAGTCTCTTAAAGATTGGGGTGACCAGAAATGGCGCACCAAGAGTGGTAAGCCCTCCAGTAAAACTGGGGAGCGGTATCTACCAGAGGCTGCGATTAGTAGTCTTAGCCCGTCCGAGTATGCCGCGACGACCAAGGCAAAGCGAGAAGGCAAAAAAGCAGGTAAGCAGTTTGTAGCGCAACCCAAAACGATTGCAAAGAAAACGGCTAAATTTAGATAATGGCAACTTCCGGCACCACTAGCTTTAATCTTGACTTCGCCGAGGTAGCTGAAGAGGCTTGGGAGCGTGCTGGTCGGGAAATGCGGTCGGGTTACGACCTGCGTACTGCTCGCCGTTCTATGAACCTGATGACCATCGAGTGGCAAAACCGTGGCATCAACATGTGGACTATCGACGAGGGGTACATTAACCTCGTCCAAGGCGTATCTACTTATACGCTTCCAGAAGATACAATCGACCTTCTTGACCATGTGATTCGTACAGGCCAAGGCAGTGCATCGACACAATTTGATTTGACGATTTCTCGGATTAGCGTTTCAACTTACGCTAGTATTCCGAACAAGATAACTCAAGCCCGCCCGATTCAAGTTTGGGTGCAGCGACTTCAACCCGCTCCTCAGATTACCGTGTGGCCCGTACCAGATCAAGGTGCCGTGGGTAACCCCTATTATATTTTCCGTTACTGGAGAATGCGTAGGATTCAGGATGCCGGGACGGGTGCTAACACCCCAGATATTAGTTTCAGGTTTTTGCCTTGCTTGGTAGCAGGGTTGGCGTACTATATTGCTATGAAAGTGCCGGAACTGATGGATCGGCTACCAATGCTAAAGCAAACGTACGATGAACAATTTGACCTCGCCGCAGGTGAGGATAGGGAAAAAGCTCCGATTCGGTTTGTTCCGAGGGCGTTTCGCGCTGGTAGGGGGTAATCGTGGGTAACCGCTTTGCCGCTGGCTATAAGGCGATTGCCGAATGTGATGTATGTGCATTTAGGTATAAACTACACCAGCTTCGTAAGCTAATCATTAAGACCAAGGTTACGGATATTAAAGCGTGCCCAACGTGTTGGGTTCCAGATCAACCACAGTTATTGTTAGGGATGTTTCCGGTAGATGATCCGCAAGCCTTGCGGAGTCCGCGCCCAGATTTATCCTTAAATAGGAATAGTACGGGGTCACGAGATATTCAGTGGGGGTGGAATCCGGTTGGCGGTAGCAGGGGGTTTGATGATCCGCTAACACCAAACTACTTGGTTACTGCCGGACAAATTGGTACAGTAACGGTTACGATATCATAGGAGGCCGTAATGGCTAAAAGTGACAGCAAAGAAGATATGAAAATGGACATGGGGCAAGACAAGGCTATGATCAAGAAAGCCTTCAAGCAACATGATTCCCAAGAGCACAAAGGTGGTAAGGGTACTACTCTGAAGCTCAAGAAGGGTGGTCCAACTTCGGCTGACCGCATGAAATTTGGCAAGAACATGTCTCGCGTCATGAACCAAAAATCTTCTGGTCGGGGAAAGTAATGGCTACGTATAGCATGAAAAAGGGTGGCAAAGAAGTTGGCCCCGCTTCGACGTACGCTGAACCTCACACGGCAGCGGGTACGGGTATGAACATTGACGCCCATGTCAAGGCCCACAACGCCAAAGACAGTGTGGCCGAAATGTGTGTAAGTGTTAGTGGGTTTAATAGCAAGCCATATCAGGAACCTAAAACAACTGGCATCAAAGTCCGTGGGACTGGCGCTGCTACTAAAGGTCTGATGGCTCGGGGTCCGATGGCATGAACTACGCCGCGTTGTGTGCCAACATTCAAAGCATCACGGAGAATACGTTCACCGCTGATCAGTTGGCTATGTTCACGCAGCAAGCGGAACAGAAAATATACAACACGGTTCAGATTGCTAATTTACGGAAAAACGTAACGGGTTCTACCACTTCGACTAACAAGTACCTATCGTGCCCGACTGATTTTCTGTCTGTTTATTCGATGGCGGTTGTTAACACGACGGGGGAGTACACGTACCTTCTTAACAAAGATGTGAACTTCATTCGCGAAGCGTATCCCACGCCTACGAGCACGGGGTTGCCCAAGTACTATGCCATCTTTGGTCCGAATTCAACCGATGTAAACGAGCTTTCGTTTATGCTGGGGCCAACCCCCGATGCAGCTTACACAATGGAGTTGCATTACTTTTACTATCCACCTTCGATTGTTACTGCTGGTACGTCTTGGCTGGGGGATAACTTTGATTCTGCCCTGCTTAATGGTGCGTTGATTGAAGCCATCCGGTTTATGAAGGGCGAGCAGGATATTATTGCTAACTACGAGAAGTTGTACTTGTTGTCGGTCCAGTTGCTTAAACAGTTGGGTGACGGTAAGCAACGTCAAGATGCGTACCGTAGTGGTCAATACCGGCAACCGGTTTCTTAATTAGGAGTTTTTCATGGCTATTTCTCAGGCAATGTGTACCTCGTTTAAGGTGGAGCTAATGAGCGGGTTGCAAAACTTCGCTGCTGGCGGCAACACTTTTAAGATTGCACTGTATACCTCGTCAGCAACGCTGGATGCAACCACGACTGTTTACACGACTTCTAACGAAGTTACTGGTACGGGTTACACCGCTGGTGGTAATACGTTGACCGTTTCGCAGGTTCCTACCTCGTCTGGTACCACGGCTTTTATTAGCTTCTCGGATACTAGCTGGACTACCGCAACGATCACTGCGCGTGGGGCTTTGATTTATAACAGCACTAACGCTAACCGTGCGGTTGCTGTTCTTGACTTTGGTTCAGACAAGTCATCCACGGCTGCTACGTTCACGATTCAGTTCCCATCAGCAACGGCTAGCACCGCAATTATCCGGTTGGCATAATCATGGCAGTGTCCTTAAAACACGCTTTTTCTAGCGGGAAGGCGGACGGTTCAGATGCGACCCTAGTCCAGCCGTCTAATTGGAACTCAGAGCACGTTCTAGCGATTGGCTCTCCCAAGTTGTTTGGAAGGACATCAGGAATTGGTGCGACAACATCAAGTTTGTCTGCGGTAACTAGGGCCAACCCCGGTGTTTTTACGACCACCGCCGCGCATAATCTGGTTGTAGGTCAGCTAATTACTATCACCGGTGTGGTGGGGATGACCCAGTTAAATGGGAATACCTACGTTGTTAACACGACGCCACTGACTACGACGTTTACGGTTACGTTCCAAGGTACGGCTCTTGACACTACGTCTTATACGGCGTATTCGTCAGGCGGAACGGTTACACCCACTGGCACGGGTGTGGCGGAAGAAATCGCGGTCACTGGAACGGGGAGTGCTGTACTAAACAATACCCCCTCGATTACTAACCCAACGGTCACGAATTACTCTGAAGCTGGGGTAACTACGTCCGGAACGTCATTAGCGGTTGACTTGGCTAGTGGCACATTTTGGCGGTTTACGATGTCTGGTGGTAACGCAACAATGAGTATAACCGGAGCAGGTGCCGGGAAAAGTTTTATTTTGATTTTAACTCAGGACTCTACGCCAAGAACCATGACATGGCCGGTTAACGTGGTATGGCCCGGAGGTACGCCGCCAACACTTAGTACTAACTCTGGCAAACGCGACATTTTCTCGTTTTTCTACGATCCGACTACGCCGTCTTGGCTCGCCACCACTATCGGACAGAACTAC